TAGGTAAAAATATTAAAAAGCTACCTTCATATGATTATGCTAAGATTGCAGATATCTATAGAAGATCTAGAATATTGTCTAACCCTGTCAATCTAGGAGATTCTATGGAAGCCATACAAGTAGCTAAACTTCTACACTGCGATGAAGAGATTAAGAACATAGAAAGGCTAAGACAATGAGGTATTGCGACAAGTTAAGAAGTCATCTTGAAAAGACAGCTGAAGACTCGGCTTATCAGAAGTCTATGGATGAAGCTCTAGCTAGGGAACATGGGTATAGTAAGGGTATAGGTAAAACTAAAGAGGAAGTTCAAAAGGCAATTAAGGATAAAAAACTTACAGGTGCCGAGCTGTCTAAGTATGATGCACGTAAGTTAACAGGAATGCAAAATCTAAAGGCTCTCAGTCACGAGTTTAAGCCTGGAAGTAACTGGAGGCCTGACCGAGTCGTAAAGAAGGGATGGCAGAATATGGGTGAGGGTGGTGGAGGTTATGCTGCAGGTTCTGGTATTGGTAGGTACATTCCTATAGGTGCTAAGTCTATGACAGGTATGTTTGGGTTCTCTGATGCAAAGAAGGCGGTATCTCGCTCAGATCAAGAAGGTAAAGGACGCTCTAGAACCGAGCGTGCAGGCTACGCGGCTGGCGGTGCCTTAGGTGGTATTGCCGGCGCTCTAAGTGCTAAGACTACGTCTAGGCTTGGCGGGATTAAAGGTATGGCGGCCAACTTAGGTGCAAGTTTAGGTGGCATGGCTTTAGGATATTACGCAGGTGGTAAAGCTGGCAAGGCTGTGGATGCTGTAGCTTCTAAGGCTAGAGGTGTTGAGGCTGGCGATTATACTAGAACTCAGCGATCTCGCATAATGAAGAAGATTAAAAAACTCCAAGGAAGCAGAGGTAACTAATGGCACGTCCTCCAGGCTACGGCGGTAAGGGGACAGTACTTAAAGGTGCAGGAGGTCGAGGATCTACTGCGGGGAACTCTCCAAAGTATCCACACCCGTTCTTCGACCAAGGACAAGCCTACTTACCCACGTCATATAAAAACCTATTCCATTGGTGCAGGTTCTACTTTCTTACAAACCCTGCTGTAAATGCAGCGATTAGTAAGTTGGCGGAATATCCTGTAACTCCGATCTTGTTTAAGACCGAGAATGCGGCTCTTCGTAAGAAGTATGAAGGCATTGTTAGGATGCTAGACCTTAAGACTTTTAGAGTCGAGATCGGCCTAGACTATTTTACATACGGTAATGCGTTTATCTCTATACTATTCCCTTTTAAAAAGTTCTTAAAGTGCTCTAACTGCGGAAAAGAGCTGAGTATTGACGACAAAAAAACTAAGTTTAAATGGATGTCGAACAAGTATATGCTAGACTGCCATAAGTGCGGGCATAAAGGCTTTGCTGTACCCAAAGATCACTATATGAGGTCGTTGAGAGAGATTAGACTAGTTAGGTGGAGTCCTGAACAGATCGATGTTAAGTATGATGAGTTAACGGGTAAGTCTACTTACCTTTATACTATTGATAAAAAAGTAGCTAACAATATTCGCATGGGTAAAAAACATGAACTAACTACCCTTCCTGATGTGTTTATAAAAGCAGCCCTAAAAAATAAAAAAGTTGTGTTCTCTCCGCAGAACATGTTTCACTTCAAAAGACCAACTCTTGCTCAGAAAAGTATGGGTCTTGGCATGCCTGTGCTTATGCCAGTTCTTAAAGACCTGCATTACTTGGGTATACTAAGACGTAGCCAAGAAGCAATCGCTCAAGAACACATCGTACCTTTAAGGATCATGTTTCCTCAACAGAATGGTACTATGGATCCATACAGTTCGATAAACCTAACAGAGTGGCGTAAGGAGATTACAAAGCAACTTTCTGCATGGAAAATAGATCCAAACCGAATACCTATCATGCCGATGCCTGTCGGTACTCAAACCATAGGCGGGCAAGGTAGGGCTTTAATTCTTCACCAAGAGTACCGAGTATGGTCTGAGCATATAATCGCAGGTATGGGTGTCCCTCCTGAGTTTGTGTTTGGAGGTATGCAGTATAGCGGAACAAATCTAACAATGTTCCAACTACATAATAAGTTCTTGTCATATATAGAGGATCTAAAAGATTTAGTTTTTAATTTTATACTAGATCGAATAGCTGCCTATATGGGATATCCTGCCATAGAAGGTGATTTTAGGCCATTTAAAATGGCAGATGACCTTCAAAGAACTATGCTCTATTTCCAACTTGTTCAAGCACAAAAACTAGCTGACCGAACTCTTTTAGAAGATTTAGGATTTGATCCTCAAATTGAGCGGTTAAAGATTGATGCAGAGCGTGGAGAGCAGTTAGAGCTGCAAAAACGCATGCAGCAACAGCAAGCGCATATGCAAGGCGAGATCATGCAGATCAACACCCGTTACCAACTGGCTACACAAAAGGTTCAAGCTCAAGGTCAAATTGAACTTCAAAAGATGCAACAAGCTGCGCAAGAAGAGATGCAGCGAGAAGCTATACGAAAACAACAGGCTGCGCAAGTTCCTATGTTAAATCAAGCTTCCCCTGCTAATGGTATTCTTCCTCAGTCGGCTTTAACAGGGTCTCAAGTAGCTCCAGGTTTCCCTGAAGGTGCTACTGCATATTCTAGGGGAGGAGATAGGCCTCCAATGACTGGAGTACCTCCTTGGATTAGAGGATCTGACTATTCTAGGCAAGGTTCTTCCCAAATGGATATTTCGTATGTAGCTAAGCGAGCTGCGGCATTTATACAAAAACTTCCACAAGATAGGCAAACTCAAGTCCTTCAGAATATGCAGACTGCTAATCCGTCCTTATTTGCTATAGTTCAGCAGATCTTATTAGCTAGAAAAGGTCAACAAGCTAACTCTCTGAACCCGGCACAGATGCCCTTACCCGAACAAAAGCCTCAAAGGCGAGACCCGAGCAGGCGAATTGGAGGTTAGCTAAAAAGTTATATGGTATATCCGCAGACTAGGGAATGAGTACCGCAGTACTCACACTCTTTTATACAGATGTGTGATATAACTTTCATTCCGCTAGGTACTGTACATCTAGGACAGATCCAAACTATACCATCAATGTAGCGATCTTCTAACTCAAAACAATCGCTACATTGAAGGACAGTACAGTAACTATCTATAGTGGCGCAGTAAGCACTAGGTGGCGTTTCTCCTCTGCTCATCAAGAAGCCTTTCTGCGTGTATCTGTAGTTGTTCTCTTCTAACACCTTTCTCAAGTTGTTCTTGAGCGACACGTATTTCTTTGTTTAGTATGATGTTAACAGTTGCCAATGCAGAAACTGTTGCTGAGAGAAAAAATAAGTTTTTTCTCATATACCCTCCTTTATATATTTACAGGCCTACAGTATACTTATCACCAATATACCTAAAAAAGAGCGACCTCTACGGCCACCCTTTTTTTATACCAAATCCCAATCGTCAGGATCTGGGTAAGGATATAAGTAATTCATATATCCACCTCCTTTCTGGAGCTATTTAGTTATCACACAAAAACAGGAATTTATAATGTCTGAACCTACGCTGATGTCTCAAATGTTTGATATAGAAGGTGCTCAAGAAAGGATGCGTAGTAATGTATCTAGAGCAGTTATGAATAACTTGAATGTACAAGGTATGCATAGAACTTTAGAAGTTGAGCGAGTAGAGTTTTCAGGCGCAAAGCCTGCAAGTGACTACTCCCATCAGCGTAAGCTTAAGGATAATAAGGGGACTTATAGCGAGCTAGTTAAAGCTACTGTTAAACTTAAAGATAACAATACAGGCAAGGTTATTTCTAAAGCTAAAGTAAATGTAGGCCACTTACCCGTTCTCACACCTAGACTATCTTACCTGGTAAATGGTAGAGAGTACCAAGTGCAGTCGCAGTTTAGAAGGAAGAGCGGAGTATACACGCGTATTGCGGATAACGGTGCTTTTCAGGCAATTGCAAGCAGTGCTCACCAAGGTCAACTAAAGATGGATTTAAATCCGTCAACTAAGATGATAAGTATACAACCTATTAGAGGATCTCAGTCCAACTTAAGCATGTATGCACTTCTTAAAGGGGCGGGTCGAACAGATGAAGAGATATCAAAAGCTTGGGGGCCGGAGCTCGTATCCGCTAATAGAGCTAAGTACAATAGTGACCTTAAAATCAGAAAAGAGTTGATACGTGTAGCTAAGAAAGTAGCCGAGCCTGGTGATTTATTTACTACCTCTTTCCAAGCTTCTAGAGTTATTTTCAAACATTTGAAAAAGTTCACACTAGACCCTAGAGTCACTCAAGATGTCTTAGGAAAACCTCATGCAGAGTTTAACCAGGAAGCTATGATGGATACTGGTAGGGTTCTTGTAGGTGTTGTTAAGGGGGAGGTTAAACCTACATCTTATGATAACATTGGACATAAAAAGCTGATGGGAGCAGAAGATTTAATCGAAGACTTTATAAACCGTAAGAAATCAGTAGTTAAAAGAAGAGTTAAGAATAAGGTAGATAGAGAAACTGACGTTAGGAATGTAATTAGACCTAATATGCTAGATAGAGAATTTCTAGGCTTTTTTAAAAACGGAGGAGAAACACAGTTATCGTCAGAAGGTAATCAAACAAATCCTTTGGCTATGATTGATGGTCATATGAAAACAACGGTTAAAGGTATGGGCGGTATAAGTACAGGTCCGGGCATGCAATTAGGAAGTGCTCAAGGTGTGCACTCATCTCACGTTAACTTCCTAGACCCTATAGATACAGGAGAAAAGATGGAGGCTGGCTTAATCCTCCAGCTTTCCATGAATTCTTCCAAAAGAGGTACAGATATAACGTCTAGAGTTTATGATGTAAAAGCCAAAAAGTTTACATTTATTGATGCCATTACTGCAGACAGATCCAATCTCGCCTACCCGGATGAGTATAGGTATAATAAAAAAACAAACACCTACACTCCTTTGAAGAGTAAGGTAAAGGTTGTAGATAAGGACGGTAAGTTTACTCAAGTTTCACCGAGTAAGGTTGACTATATAATACCTACAGCACAGGGACAGTTTGGGGTAGGTGTTAACATGATACCTTTCTTAAATAACAATAACGGTAACCGTGTTATGATGGGCGCAAAGCAGGCAACCCAAGCCATGTCTCTAGTAAATAGAGAGGCGCCCCTAGTTCAAGTAAGTACTCCTGGCGGGAACTCAACCTTAGAAAAAGCTGTAGGAAGTTGGAAAACTATAAAAGCTCCCGTAGAAGGAACTATATCGTCTATAACCAAAGACACTATAACTCTAAAAGGTGTAGACAAAAAAACTCACAAGATAAGTATGTACGATGATTTTCCTACTAATGATAAGAGAGGGTTTTTACAGCACGAACCTGTAGTTAAAGTTGGAGACAAAGTAAAGAAGGGTCAACTTCTTGCTGACATGAACTACACCAAAGACGGTACTTTAGCTCTAGGCACCAATCTAAGAGTTGGTTACTTACCTATGAAAGGTTATAACTTTGAGGATGGCGTTGTAATTAGCAGATCTGCATCAGAGAAGTTGGCTAGTGAGCACTTGTATAAATACGACCTGCAAGCAACGATTAAAATAGGTTTAAAAATAAAGCCTAGTGAGATGAGCAAACTAGAGGATGGCGCAGTAGTTATAAGTAAGACTCAATACTTAGCTTGGGCGCCTTCTTCCGCTCGAATGTCTGGAAAGTCTATGTCTAAGCTTGGAGACAACGGCGTAATTAAGAAAGGGTCTAGAGTAGAGAAGGGTGACATTCTTATAGCAGCTGTTAGAAAGTCTAGGACAGATTCAGCTCTATCTAGTATTAAGAAGTCTACGCGTTTTAACGCAGCTTTTAGACCTTATGAAGTAAAGTGGACTAAAGACTTTATAGGTACTGTTTCTCGAGTCGTAGACTCAGGAACTACAGTTACGGTTTATGTAAAGTCGTCAGAACCTATGGTAATAGGGGACAAGGTTGCGGGCCGTTACGGAAATAAAGGCATTGTAACTAAGATCCTAGAAGATCACGAGATGCCGTACTACGAGAATAAGAAAGGTGAAAAGCAACATATCCAAATAGCATTACACCCCGCAGGTGTACCAGGACGAATTAACCCAGGACAGCTTTTAGAAACTGCTGCAGGCAAAATTGCAGAAAAAACAGGAAAGCCTTACGTTGTTAAACCTTTTGATGGCGAGAATAAGGATGTAACTCGAAACCTTATTAAGGAACTAAAATCACACGGCCTGTCAGATCAAGAAATGGTAAAAGATCCTGAAACGGGGAAGGATATTGGAAGTGTACTTGCAGGTAAGCAGTTTATCCAAAAACTTGTACATGTAGCAGATAAAAAATTAACAGCTAGGGGAGGAGCCGCTTTACCAGGTATGGACTCTTACCAGTACGACCTCAACAAACAGCCTGTACAGGGATATCCCTCTGGAGGTCAGGCTATGGGTGCTTTAGGAATCTACGCACTTCTTGGACACAACGCTAGAGCGAATCTAAAAGAATTGCAAACTCATAGAAGTACATATGAAAGAGCAGAAAAGCCCGGAGAGTATGACTCTGATGATTACTGGCTAGCTTTAATGAACGGAACCCCGCTACCTGCAGCGCAACCAACATTTGCTGTTAAGAAATTTGAAAGCTACCTACAAGGTCTTGGGGTTAACATTAAAAAGAACGCAGACGAACTTCAGCTAGTTCCTATGACAGATGCTGATGTTTTAAAGCAGTGTTCGTACGAAGTTAAAAATCCAAACAGAGCAATTGAAGGTAAGACAGCGAAGCCTGAGAAGGGAGGGCTTTTCGACTTCCCTGACGGCCAAATGGATAGTAAAAAGTGGGGACATGTTAAGCTAGGAGGCCGTGTAGTAAATCCTGTATTTCAAAAACCTGCTAGTGTACTTCTAGGCATACCTCCGTCTAAATTTGATGCCGTAGTTAGAGGAACTCAAGAGATTAACGGGTTTGGGAGTATGGACGATATAGTAAAAGGGTTGGGTAAGTTAAACATTGATACCGAACTACAAAGTGCTCTTAAGAGATCTAAGGAGACAAAAGGATCTGAAAGAGATAAATGCTACAAAAGAATAAAACTTTTAAACAATCTAAAAAAGTTAAACCTAAGCCCAAAAGAGGCGTACTCTATGTCTGTGATGCCTGTCCTGCCTCCAGCCATGAGGCCAGTAGCCTTATCTAGCGTGTCAGGGTCCGTCGGTGATATAGAGACTGTAGATATTAATCAGCTTTATAGACAAGTAGGTCAAGCAGCTTATCAACTTAGGACATTACCCAAGGAAACGACAGATGAGTACAGAAGGGATGTCGAGTACGAACTTTATAAATCTTTAAGAAGTGCTTACGTGGAAGGTGCTATGAATAACAGAGGAGCACCTATGAGCAGTCTCTTGCAGTTTATAACTAAACCCAAAGGAACAGGAGGAAAAGAAAAGCAAGGAAAGGCTGGATATTTTCAAAACAAGCTGATTAAAAGAAGGTATGATCTAACAGGTAGATCAGTAATTACACCTGAGCCTAAACTAAAGCTAGACCAAGTAGGTATACTGCGTAAGATGGCGATGCAGGTTTACAGACCTTTTATAGTGAGAGAGCTTAAAGCAAGTGGGTACTCTCCTAGAGAAGCAATTAAAAAACTCAGAGAAGAGCCTAAAAGCGTACCTGTACTGAATGCACTAGACAGAGCGATTAAAAGTAGACCAGCACTGATTAAACGCGACCCTGCTCTACATAAATTTAACGTACTTGCCTTTGATCCTGTAATTACTGAAGGCAAGTCTGTGCAGATACATCCTATGGTTGTAGGAGGATTTAACGCAGACTTTGACGGAGATACAATGGCTGTCTTTGTACCTAGTGGCGAAGAAGCTAGAATAGAGGCAGAGAATTTAAAACCTTCTAAGAATCTTTTTAGTACTAAGTCTTTCAATATAACGAATACACCTTCATGGGGTATGGCTTACGGCATATATCAACTTAGTGAGATTAAAAAAACCTCAAACAAAAAGTTTTCAACACCTGTACAAGCCTATAAAGCTTTTAAAGATGGAAAGTTAGGACAAAGTGAAGGGTTTAAATTAAATGGTAAAATTACAACAGTTGGCCGTTTAAAACTTCACGATAAGCTACCCTCTAAAATTAAAAACTCTGAATTAGGGAAAAGTGTGCTTTTTGGAGAAGAGTTGAGTTTAAAGAAGGTTAAAGGGTTCCTAAATGAAGTTGCACGGAGCTCTCCAGAAGAGTTTCCTAATATACTTGATGAGTGGAAAGATCTTGGAAACAATTCTTCATATAATCAAGTGTGGTCTTTCTCCTTGGAGGATTATAAGGCTCATAAGGATATTAGAGATAAATATCTAAAGAAAGCAGACGAAAAGATAGCCAAACTTAAAAACCCATCCGATGATGTTAAAATTAAAGTCTATGGAGAGGCTTCCGCCAAGATTAGAAAAGAATTAGCAAAGCGTCTAGATAAAGGAGATAATAAACTTTGGAGGATGACTAGAAAGTCGGGCGCTATGGGTTCTAAGTACAACCAAGTTGAGCAGATGATCGCATCCCCCTTACAGGTTGTTGACCTTGAAGGAAAGACTGTAGTAGACCCTGTCAGAATGAGTTATTCTGAAGGTATGAGCAGTGGGGATTATTGGACAACTATGCCCGGAGTTCGTGCAGGTACTTTAGCTAGAGCCAAAGGGACCGCAGATCCAGGAGCACGCGCTAAAGGTTTAATAAATCTTGCGATCAACCTACCTGTTATGGAGGATGATTGTGGAACTTCCTCTGGTGTATCAATTAACGTGTCAGATAAGGACATTGAGTCTAGGCACATTGCGGAAACTATAAAGGTTAAAGGAAAAACGATTACACGAAACACTGTAATCGATACACAGTTAGCAACACTTATAAGAAGTTCAAACCTAAAGGCTATAAAAGTTAGATCTACCTTAACGTGTGCTTTGAATGAGGGCGTATGTAAGAAATGTTCAGGACTTCGGGCAGATGGTAAGGCTCAGGAAATTGGAGAGAATGTAGGTATAACAGCTGCTCAGTCTGTTTCAGAACCTTTAACACAGATGTCAATGAATGCATTTCACACTGGAGGTTCTGCATCTGGTGCAGGTGCTGACTCTGTAGGAGAGCTTAAAGCGGTAGCTCAACTTTTAGAAATGCCAAAAACATTAAAAGACAAAGCAATAATATCGCCTGTTGAGGGTAAAGTTAGACAAATTACAGAAGATAAGTCTGTAGGTGGTTTTATAATTAAAATTAACGAAGTAGACGTTAGAATACCTGCACAAAAAAACTTACTGGTAAAGGTTGGAGACCGGGTTCGAGCTGCTCAAAAACTATGTAACGGTCCTGTATCCCCTCACGATGTTTTAGAGTATACGGACATGGGGACCACTAGAGCCTTTATGGTAGATGCTCTTTATAAGGTATACGGAAGTCATGGAATACGGAGAAGGCATGTTGAGACTGTTGTAAAAAACTTAACAAATGTAGTTGAGGTAGTCACTGACAAGGAGACAGAATTTACTCCAGGGGAGGTTGTTTATCGGACTCGAATAGGCAACATAAACTCAGAGCGTAAAAAACTAGGCTTGGAGACTATTAAAGTTAAACCTATACTAAAAGGGATTGATGAGACTGTACGTATAAAGAATGATGAAGACTTTATAGCTGGACTAAACTACCAACATATTAAAGATGTTATACTTGAAGGTGCAGCACATGGTGCAAAATCCAAACTACACGGAGTTAACCCTATACCAGGCATCGTATATGGACATGAATTTGGTAAAGGCAAGAAAGCAGGAGAATATTAATTACTGCAGACATTATGAAAGCAGGCGCTACAAAGATAATGCTAGCTAATGTAGTAGCTGTTAATGAAGAAAATTATACATGTACCATCTCTACAATTGGAGTCACTAGTGCTCTTATACACGATGTAGCTTACGCTACCCCTTACTCATCTCCTTACGGAGCTGGTATAGACTTTGTGCCAGAAGTTAACTCCTTGTGCGTAGTAGTAACTAACCTAAGTACTCCTATGTCTGCTGACGACCAAAAGGCAAAAATTCTTGCTTTTTATCATGCTAGAGATGACCTAGGTAAGTTTGGAGGAGCATACCAGGAAAGAATTTCTATGAGACAAGGCGACGTAGTTATGTCGGCACCTTTGTATAATAGATTAGAGCTTCTAACAGAGGGTAACTTAAGACTGTTAGCGGATGACGCCTGTTCCTTAGAAATGATTAGGGACTCTTCTACTATTAATACTCTCTGTGGTAATTTTAATTTAATTACAAATTCTGGCCATATTAGGTGGAATGCAGACAATACAGAAGAAGGTCAAGGACCCTCTAGACTAAATCTAACATACAAATCTAAGGCTGATATCGAAGTAGGGGGATCTAACCTATTCACATTAGATTTAAACCCTGCAGGTTTAGAAATGCAGGTATTTGACCCTGAACAATCTAATACACAAAGTAGATCTAACTTTTTGCTTGGGGTAGATACAGACGGGTACGTAAGGCTAAATAACAAATCGAGTATTTTTATAGACTGTCTAGAGACTATAAACGCAAACGCAGGAACCGGGTTAACTCTACAAACTCCTACTGTATACGTAAGTACTGGAGACTCTTCCATAGAGCTTACTGGAGATCTTTTAAGAATCGATGTAAGCGAATTACAAATAACATCTGATAAGGTTACCATCGACACTAGAACAGGAGAGAATGCTTCGCTCTTTAAAGTACAGAAAGAAGAAACTCCCGACACTTTAAATAAGCAGCTAGTTACAGAAGATGTGCTAAATTGGCTATTTAACCACGTCCACCCATCTAACGGAGCACCTGCGTTGGGATCTCCGACTAATAGAGACGAGATGGGGGAACCTACGTCATTTGAAAGTATATCTGCAGGGGAAGCTGCAGCTAGAGCAGAAGCAAGTTTAGTAAATTCAGGGCTGTTAACAGCCTTAGCATCCTTTTCAGGAGCCTTAGCACTTATAAATGGGGCTGCTCCTAGCCCACCGCCGACCGCACAAACATTACATGCGGCACTTACAGTGCTTACAGCTTCTTTAATAACCGATCTAAGCTCAGCAGGGTCTACGGCAAACTCTTCTCTAGCAGATTCAGGTGTGGTAATGTCTTATAAGGATGTATTAAGTCAATCGACAAAAGTGAGGTAAGTATGTTTTACGAGGAAATGTTCCTATCAAAACCAACTTTCGAGAAAATTGCAGTAACTACAAAGCTGCCGGATGATCACACTAAGTGGGCTCCGAAGGTCTTAAGCGAGTTACACAGGCAAGTGCCTGTGATGGAAGAATTCCATTCCACAATTGTTCTTGATCGAGTGGATGCTAATAAGGGTGTAGGGTTTGGCTACATAGTGGCCCAACCTAAAACACTCAACCCGATGATGTCAGGATCTTTACCTAAGATTAAGATCCCAATTGTTATAAATGGGTGGAAGTTAAGTCCAATCGATGTGTTCTACACAAAAGAAGGGAAGGGCTTACCTTTAAACGAAAGACGTGTACGTCAAGAGTTATTAAGAGCAGAGCCCTTTGATGCAGCAGCTCCTAAAGATATGACTACAAGTGGCGATGTTAGAAGCATGCTCACACCCCCTTGGGAAAATGTAGGACAGTTCTATCGAGGTGTGAACACACAAGTATCAAGTGGACAGGTTAAAACTTCTGGGCTCTTAAACAGGCTTCACAGAACTGTTCATAAAAAAGATCTTGTTAAGGTTGCCAACTGGATAAAGTCTGACGAGGGTAGATCTAGCCTGTTTGGTGACGAGGATGTAAAAGGAAAGTTCTTACAAGCCTTACGTCTGAAACCTTATGAGGACTTTGCCAAGGTTGCACATGTAGAAGGCCCTGTAATTACCCAATACAAATGGAATGGTGGACCCGTTGTTATGATTAAGACGGCTCAACCAGGAGCATTTAACCCACAACAACAAGCACAGCCTGCTCAACAAGCAACGCAACAAATGGGTCAACAGCAACAGCAACAACTCCAACAAAGTGGAGAGGCTACACAAGCCCCACAACTTGCTGTCATGCAACCTGTCGAGATGGAGATGGACCAGTATATGCCTGTACAAACTTTCGGAGTATACAAGGTCATTAGCGTACAAAGCGAACAACTTGTTGGTTGGGTTTTTCCTTTCATTTTAAGTTTTGAAATGCAAAAAGTTCCCATGCAGGTATTTACAGACGGTACCAACTTTGCAATGCAACAAAGTATACCAGGCGTACATATGTCAGGTTCTTTAAACCTTCCAAATGAGAAGCCTCAAAACAGAGGAATGTTTTACCTGGTAAAGAACGGTAAAGCTTTTGGTTTTGCTCCTGTCGAGATTATGGGAGAACAGGCTACCCCCGAGGGCGGGGTCATGTATATGTGTAAAACCTTAATGGGAGGTAATGATATACAGGTTGTAAAGGTCCAAGGAATACAAGGCGCCGCAGTCATGGGTGAGAACGTTTACGGTATTCCTATGGAAGTTAAGTGGTTACCTTTTAAACAACAGTCCAACCCTCTAGTTGAAGAGCCTCAAAAAGCAACAATGCGAGGCAATCAATTTATGATGGAAAGAATCCAACAACTTCAACAACAACAAGCAGCTGCTCAACAAGCTGAAGCCGAAAAAGGTAAGAAAGGCCGAAAGAAGCAAGCAAGCCTAAATGCAGTAATACGGCAGACTCGAGAAGGTTCTTACTCACTTTCTGGGACTCCATTTGAAAAACTAGCAAACGAACACACCCAATTCTTAGATCAAGGTGATACAGTTTGGATGATGGCCTTAGCAGGAGTCGACCCAGACTATACACGGGAGAAGTTGGCATCGATTGGACACTCCTTAGGATATCTAGAAATACCTGTATTTAGAGAGGTTGTACCTCCGGAAATTCATGTAGAAAAAATTGCTTCTAGAGAGAGATTTATACAACCTCTTAAGAAAGATCTTCTAAAACATGCTTCTGTATTTGGTGACCCTCTTATTGCCGATACTCTCTTAAGTCTAAACTTCTTATCAAGTAAGAATATACACATGTTTATGAATTATATGCCTCAATTAGAAGAGGCTATACATGGGCTTGTAAACCTATTAGTGGCATCTAGAGTAGGTCTAAAAGAGATCCAAGAAGACGCTTGCGTTGTTGCTATTAAAGGTATAGAAGACGTAATAAACGGAATTAAGATGCTTATGTTGCGAGAGGGCTCTATATGAACCACCCGTCTATTCTATTTATTAAATCCCTAGCTATGTTAGGTAAGACTGCTACAGAAATAAATGAGCTTTTAAAAGAGTTCGGACTCCCCGATGTTCCCGAAGAGCACATTAATTTCTTAGAAGACATTGTAACTTCTTTTGTAGGAAAGACTCGATCGGACTTTGATGTACTTGATCCTAAGTTTGATAAGATAGCAAAAGAAGAGAACGTCTACTTCCTAATCCATCCAGATGAGGTGGTAGCCACATGTACAAGGCTTTTAAATAACCCTGCAGTTAAACGTGATCTGTACGTGAGTTTAATAGGTAGATTAGACCCTTCAGACATATCAGACCATATTAACGAAGTTTACGAGTTAGATATTACAGAAACAACGGTTAAGGTTTTCTCTAATTACTACTTTAATGTAAACCTACTTGGACATGAAGACTGGAACATCATACTCCCCCAACTACCCTGTGCAGAAGCTTCTTATTATAAGTCTTCCTTAGACGGGGGCGCCACAGTGGCTGCTTACAAGCTAGGCAGGGATGAGAATGTATCAATTAGAGAAGCTGTCCAAGCTGCCGTTACAGGTCTATACGCATCTTTGCAGGAAATGAGAAGTTGGAGCGCCTCACCTGCTAAGGTTAAAGTGCTTAGCGATGCAATTTCAGCCTTAGCAAAAGCTCACAATGTGATTAATACTGCGGACCAAGAGCTCGCATCTGTTGCTCAGGAGTTAAGACAATTTAAACTTGAGAAGCAGAAGAATAAAACAATTTCACTGAAAGCCTTATCAAAAGGCAAGCACAGCGGGGTAAGGGAGTTAGAGAATGTTTGATAACCTTAATAAGATTGAGCCTATCGAATTTACAGAAGAGGAACTAGAATCCTGCTCTGTAAAATATACAACAATAGATGGAAACCTTGTAATACAAGTATTCCCCCTAGAGGTATTTCCAGAGTTTCCAGGAGCACGAGTAGCTAAAGCAATAGAGGACACCCTAGGTGAAAGTTCTCTTAAAAAGTTCTATATAGAAGAGATAACGTCAGAGTTGATCGAAGGCGGTCAGAGTGTGTACGTAAAAGGGGACGATCTAGGGACAGAAATAGTCACGTCGATGATGTTTCCTGCCTTTTTTCAGCATCTTGATGCGACCATGCAGGACGTCTAAGACCTTTTAGGTAAATCACAATAACCATAGACGACCTACCAAAACTGATCTTACCCGCCAACATATTATCAGCCTTAACAGTAGTTTTTATTCCGTTTCTAAGCGGAGTGTGTAAGTCTTTGTGTATAGGTCCATGTAAAGAGATGTGCAATTCCTGCACTAGAGGGTTAACTGTTTCTACAACTTTTGATTCTTCTACTGAAGCCACATCAAAAGCAACAAGGTTAATTAGCCTAATAAGTTTACCTAAAATATCTTGGAGGTTTATTTTGCCCATAGTTAAAAACTCGCATGAAACTAGAACGTCGTTAAAGAAGAATTACAGAATAAAGCCGTATGTACCTGAGGGCGTACCTTCCATAGAAGAGTGGGACTTAGAAATAGACCCAGAAACCAAACTGTCTGCTAGACCTTTTGGAGATCTTACCGAAGTGGCTCCATCAGATTTTGTAGAGTTTGGTATTAGAATACCTAACCAAGAAACTAAGGCATTGGAGCCTTTTTCCTTTGAAAATCGCAAGTACCTAAGACCTATTTATGACTCAGATTCTCCAAGAATCCTACTAAAATGTGGAAGGCAAGTTGAAAAAAGCACTTACTTAGGCAACAGGTTGTTAGCACTTACCTGTATACAGCCTTCATTTACCGCACTGTATGTATCTCCTACGAATCAACAGACTAAAACCTTTTCTAATGACAGGATTAAGGAACCCTTAGAGACCAGTCCTAGACTTCGTGCTTGGACTACAGATAAACTGGCTCAGAATGTTTTTAGAAAAAAGTTTATAAACCGATCTCAAATCGTACTAAGGTACGCTTTTTTAA